CCGAACCAAAAACCACCGTCTGCTCCGTCACTTGGTAATCCTTCTAGCGTATATTGTTTTACATTGCTTGGTGCTGTATGTAATATATCCCATGGTTTAGTTAAAGATAATTGTTCTACTATTTTTGAAGAATTATGAGTAGAAAATGCAAACATTGTCAAGCCATCATCACTAAATGCAACATAAGAAGAATAACTAGTACTAGCAAGGTTACTTACTTCACCTTGTCTTATTCCTGTAGATATATCCCAAGGAGTAGATAATGCCCATTGTTCTGGATCATTACTTAAATCAGTTAGGTACATACGTCTACCATCAGGGCTGAAAAAGATTCCCCTGTTATTTTGTAGATTTGATGGTGTTGCAGATCCTACAGAAATTTCTCTAACAAAACTTGCTGACATATCTGAAATATTATTAGAATAAATGGACGATAATTTTGCACCTCCACCATCTAATTTTAAAGAACTTGATGAAATTAAAACCTCTGAGTTTGGTCTAAAATCAATTTTTCCATCAAAGCTACTATCACCTATTGATTGGAATGTGCCATAAAATCTATTAACGCCAGTATGATAAGTCTCTGGTGCTAAAGATCCTGAAAGATTTGTTACCCATTGATCAACAGTATTTCCAGCATCGCCGGCGATATACAAATTCTTACCATCATGGGAAACATATAAACCATTTGGATCAGTATCTTGACCAGACACATCTATAGTATGATGTGCTGTAGCTGTTGATATATCCCAATTAGTTGTTAAATTATAAACATTGACTTCATCACCAGAAGAGCCAACAATATAAAATTGATCACCTGAAGGCTTAAATCTTATTCCCTCTACATTTGCCTCTTGAGAACTGATACTAAAATTTTGTAAATATGCAGCAGTCGTAATGTCGTATGGTGTGGATAATTTATATTGACTAACGTCGTCACCTGATTTGCCTACAATGTAAATATTTGTGCCATCTGGTGATATATCTATGCCAGTAGCATCTGTTTCTTGTGTAGCAATACTAAAAGTACCAGCTGCAGTATATTCTGTTCCATAGCCTTGTGTACCTTTATCAAATACCCACGGTTGAGTTAATTTTATCCAAATGATTGTATCATACTGTGCTCCAACTGAATACATATTCATTCCATCAGAAGAAAATGTAAATCCATTTGGATACTCATACGGCGAACCTGCGTTGGAACCAAATGGCAGAACAGAATTATACATTACAGCACTGTCTATATCCCAAGATCCAGATAAGTAATATGAATTAAGGTCCCAGCTTGAACTAAGACCAAACATACGTTTTCCATCTGGACTAAAATAAACGTCTCTAAAGTTTTGGAGATTTCCCTCACCCTGAACATTAAAATTCTTTGAGTAAGTGAAACCTGAAAGATTTATGAAACTAGATACACTCGCGGCATCTATATTTCCTTTTTCAACGTGTAGGGGAGATGTTGGTGATGTAGTATTTATACCTAATTTTGTACCATCAAATACTAAATTAGCTTCAGCATCCAATTCTGTCGTTGTAGCACCTACAGTTACCAATTCATTAGCAGTTGCATTATTTAATGCTGATATTGCACCTCCACCACCACTAGCAGCATCCCAAACAGCCTTTGATCCATCCCATTTTAGAAATTGTCCTGAACTTGGTGAGTCTTGACCTATTTTTGTAACATTACCAGAAGCATCAAATGTAAAAGCTGCTGTTCCACCAGCTTCTTTTAGTGAGCCACCGTCATCAATTATTATATCATTAGCTACTGTTAAGTTGCCCTGATTTAATATTGCACCACCATCAGTAACTTCAAAAACAGATGTTAATGAACCACCGCCGTATTTTGTCATAAATATATGACTAGCACCAGCTACATCATTTCTATAATAAATGTTACCTGTAGTATTATTTAGATATGCGTGAGAACCATTATGGTATAAAGAGAAATCTTCATCAGTTCCCAAATAAATTTGTTTATTGTCTGTAACATATATAGGACCACCAATATTAGTAGTGCCTGCTACATTGATTCTACCAAATGAACCAGTTGAAGTATATGAGCCGCTAAGATGACCATGTAATACGTGCTTATCATCAGCGCTATCACCTAATTGAAAATTATCGGAAGCCGATATATGTGTTGATGCTACTATTGGCATAGAAACATTTCCTCTGTCAGTTTACTATAAATAGACTGAAAGATCGTTTTTATAAAACCAGATTTAACTAAAGATCTTTTTATACCAGGGTCGACTGTCAACCTCTTCAAGCTTAAACCTATAAGTCTTTCCATTTCTGTGATTTAGTAAATACAGATCTTCTTCACCCTCTTGAATGGTATAATCACCATAAGTCCCGTCCACTTCATTCCCGCCTCGGGACTTATTGCTCATCATTAAGTCACCAACGTACAGATTAGCAAACCTGTAAGTTGCAGATCCAAGATCATAAGCATTATCTGCGGATGGTAGTATTGTTCCTGCTGACATACCGCCGCCTGCTGTATAAAGATAGCCAAAGGATCCAGTTGAAGATGATGAACCAGATATATTTCCTTCAGTCGAAATAAATCCAGCTGCGGTTATAGTACCAGTAGATGTATCGCTAGCATTATTCTTTATAAATGCATCAGCTACATTTACCGTTGCAGTTCCATTTAAGTAATCTACTGTTGCGTTAGTTCCACCTTCAACAATAACAATACCCTTATTGGTAGCATCACTATCTTCACCTGCAATTGTTATTGTGGTGCCAGTTGCTGATGTATTCATACCAGTACCACCAGCTACAGTTAAAGTTTCACTATCTAAATCTACATCTATTGTACCACTGTCTGACGCAACATCCATATCTTGTGCTGTAACTTGAGAATCAACATAAGCCTTAATACTTTGCTGTGATGCGAGGTGAGTAGCAGAATCAGATGCCATATTATCTTCATCTTTAAGTGCAGAACCTGCTATTGTACCAGTTACTGTTAAGACACTGCCATCAAAAGTTAAATTAGATTCACCCGTAACTGCTGCTGCACCTGTTGCAGTTATAACATTATTATTAGTCATTCCAGCAACTGAACTAATAGCTGCAGATGTAAGTCCTGTTATTCCGCCTCCGTCACCTTCTAAGTATCCAAACGAACCAGTTGAAGTTGATGAGCCACTTACGTGCTTTCCATTATCCATTAAAAGATTACTATAAAAAGTAGTTTCTGGGTATACCTTACCGGTTTGTGTATTTCCGGATGCTTGGGAACCTATATTAATGGTAGCACCGACACCATTACCTAATGTAGTAGTTCCTGATGTAGTTAAACCGACTAGTGTTCCTAAGCTTGTAATCGCCCCTTGAGTTGCTTGAGTTGTTGCCGTATTCGGTGCTAATCCTGCTATTGTAGATACAGCTCCTGCAGTTAGACCTGCTGCTGTTCCTGTCAAATTTGTTGCTACACCACTTGCTGGTGTTCCTAACGCTGGTGCAACCAAAACCATACCAGAAGCCATTGTTCCTTGAGCTACTTGAGCTGCGGGTAATGCTGTACAATTAGTTAATACGCCACTTGCTGGTGTTCCTAAAGCTGGTGTTGTTAATGTTGGTGCAGTTAAAGTTTTATTTGTTAATGTTTGAGTTTCAGTTAATTGTACAATATTGCTATTTGTTATAGATGTAATTTTAGTTGCATTTCCAACTGTTAAATTAGCTGCAGTTCCTGTTACATTTGTCATCACACCACTTGCTGGTGTTCCCAAAGCAGGAGCAACCAAAACCATACCAGAAGCCATTGTACCTTGAGCTACTTGAGCTGCAGGTAATGCTGTTGCATTTGTTAAAACCAAAGCTGAAGGAGTTCCTAAAGCCGGTGTTACTAATGTTAAATTTGTTAATGCCTCACTAAATGTAGCTGATCCCGTGACAGCTAAAGAGCCAGTGAATTGATGAGTATCATCCATTGTATCACCAAATACAGTTGATCCACTTGAAAAACTTTGAGTCATATGTGTGATAGAAGAGCTTACAATATAATTTATTGCTCGTAAATCACCATCAATTGCAAATGTTGCACCATCCCAAGTTACTTTTGAATCACCCTCTACTGAATTAGAGTCTGTAAATATTGCTATTTCATTATTAGTTCCATTTGTACCATCTAATAAAGTTGTTCCCCATACTCTTGAATCAATTTCATCTGTTAAAACAACACCTGAGCCATTCACAACAAGAACAGTATTGTCTGTACCAGTATCAATACCATTCAACGTTATTGTGTCATTAGAATCACTTCCTAATACAGTGTTACCAGTTGAAGATAAAGTTGTAAATGCACCAGCTGCTGCAGTTCCGCCGCCTATTGTTAAACCATTTATTGCTCCACCACCAGCACCATCTATAGAAATAGATTTGCCGGCCTGATCGTCAACACTAATACTACCAAGTGTTCCAACTGAAGTTATATTTGGTTGAGCTGCTGTTGAAAGTGTGCCAGCAAAAGTAGCACCAGCTAGAGTTACAACATTTCCTGCTTGAGTTAATGTTGCGTCACCGCTGTCCCAATTTATTACTCCACCCTCTGCTAAAAATACATCGCTAAAAGCAGTTCCTGCTGCTCCTATTGATGCACCATCATTTGCGTCTGGTAATAGTGAAGTATCTACCTTATATTGCGAAGCTGTAACCGCTGAACTAGCAGAGACATGTGAGGTAAAAATTGGCATTATATTTTCCTTTTAATTATTTTATCGTTATTAAATATCAATGTATATCGATTGTTAACTATCTTTAGCAATGAAAGCATCAATTTCACTCTCTATTTCTACAGATGTTAAAGCATCCCCGGTGGTGATATTAACAGGCGACATAGCAGTATATTTTGTTATTAAAGCTGCCTTATCCAGCTCTACCAAAGTAGATGGAATGTATGAGCCATCATTGATGGTTATACCGACTAATTTATTACCGGATGGATAGTATCCTCCGTCTTCTATGAAAGAAGGAATACATTTATTTCCATCTGAATTTCTATGTAATTTATACTCTACTATCATTTTCCTTCTCCAATTAAGGTCATATACTCTTTGTTTGTTATATCACTTTTTCCAAAAAGTCGTTTGCTAACTTCATCTGCATTATTTGAATACTTATCTTTCATTTCATCCAAAAAATCTTCAAGATGTAATGATGTTATTTTGTCACCACGTGCAACAAGCTCATTTACTAATGTTATATAGCCAGTTACTTCTGCTATTGCAATTTGAGCATGAACACCATATTGTTGTAAATACTCCAGTGAAGCTTCTTTTCCTCTACCATATTCTATTAAATTTCTATATAGTAATTCAAATCCTCTACGAGTATGATGAGCTTTCTCTTCTTGTTCGAATTCAGCCTCACTCCAATTATCAATATCATTAGTCTTTTTAATAGAATCATAAGAATCCATTAATATAGCTATATCTTTCAAAGAACCATTAGCTTTATTTTCTGTCATGGTTATTGAATGTTGTAATTTAATAGCACTTGCCTGTTCAACTTTACTCAAATCATCTTTTTTATCAAGTAATTTCTCTAACTCACTTTTAGATTTTGCCACATTATATTGAGCTTCATACAGCGCACTTTGTCTTTTTTCTATTTCAGCCATTACTTGTCTCATCATCCTCATAGGAGATTGACCAGAAAGCATTGTAAGTGTTGTTAAAGTTAAACTTGTCTGACTATTTTGTCTGTCAAAAATTCTTGTCTGATTTTGAATAGCAGGTAATCCAGTTGATACTCTTACCATTAGTTCACTACTTTTATCATTTACTAACACACCATTTTTGTGTGGTACTGTCAAATCCATTTTATATCCTTACACATATAGTGCTATTTATTATTGTTTTATTCATTTTAAGTACCTGAGCAAGAACCTGGAGTGCTTCTACCGGTAGTCAAGTCTCCAAAATCAACTGCATTTCCTGTAGATGCTATAGTTACATACTGTATGACATTGGATCTTTGCCCGCTGACGTATCCACCGCCCCATACTCCTTTTGTTCCATCGGAGCAAGCTCCTGGTGATTCGTTGCCGACAAGTAAGTCTCCAAAATCAGTTGCATTTCCTGTAGTTGCTATGGTTACATAATCAATGACGTTGGCGCCTGCGGTGCTATATTGTCCACCACCCCATAATCCTTTTGTTCCATCGGAGCAAGCTGATGATCCATATCTAGCAACAGTCAAGTCTCCAAAATCAACTGCATTTCCTGTAGTTGCTATGGTTACATAATCAATGACGTTGGTAGTGCTAGCACCACCACCCCATAAACCTTTTGTCCCATCGGAGCAGGATCCCAGATCATATCTACTAACAGTCAAGTCTCCAAAATCAGTTGCATTTCCTGTAGTTGCTATGGTTACATAATCAATGACGTTGCCACCACCAACACCGCCACCCCATAAACCTTTTGTCCCATCGGAGCAAGCACCTGTTAACCCTCTAGTTTCAGTCAAGTCTCCAAAATCGATTGCATTACCTGTTGTGGCTATGGTTATATAATCAATGACGTTGGTATAGGAAGAACCATCGTTTCCACCACCAATGACACCTCTTACTCCATTGGAGCTAGCACGCCCAGAGTGTCTACTAAGAGTCAAGTTTCCAAAAGTAGTTGCATTTCCTGTAGATGCTATAGTTACATAATCAATGTAGTTTGTAGCCCCAGAGGATCTATAACCACCAGCCCATATACCTCTTGATCCAAGAAAAGAAGGAGGAGGCTCTACTGTATTACCAGCAGTGCCTTGCCATACATTTTCATTTGAAGTTATATCAGTAGCAACAAATATTTCTCCAGACGTTGTATTTATCCAAGTCGAACCTACGCTGCTTGGATTTGTGGTTACTACTGGGCTACTTCCTGAAGTATAATCAAATACATTTACTGATGATAAATCCAAATTAGTCAAACCTGAACCATCGCCTACAAAGGTGTTAAATGTTGCAGTTCCGCCAGAAAAACTTGAAGCTGATGAGCCGCTTATTTTTGCATACGTACCTTTATGATGCTGATTCCATATATCAGAAAATCCGTAATTAGTAGTGTATGTGCCTGCAGGATATTTCTTTAATGCTATTGTGTAACCAAGATGGTTGCCCACCTCAGCATTAAATTCACCTGGATCTTCTGATGCTCCTGTTGCTATTTCTTTATAAGCTACACCAATATTACCTGGGTAGGTATGACCACTAGCTGAACTACTAACAAAACCAGTATAGCCACTTGGCCCTGCTGTAAACGACCTGGCTGAGCTCATTCCAATTGATACCACTACTGCTTTAGCTGTAACTGTCGTTATACTAGGTGTATTTGGTCTATTATTACTACCACCGTATTTCTGCACACTTGCATCCCAAAGATCATCTGGGTGTACATTTCGCCATGCTGTCGCTAAAAAATCTCCCCAAACGAAAGGATTGTTGGGAACAGAAGCATCAGGTGTTGCTCCCATTTTTTTATACCAAACATGTCCATAGTAATAATCATAAATGTTTGTAGCTCCTAAACTAGTATAGCCTTCAGAAGCAAACTGAGTAGCTGAGGGTACTGATGATGAACCGGCGTAAGCATAAAGGATAAGATCATCTTCCTGAAGACCAGAAATCATACCAGCAGCAGATCCTGTCGTCGTCCAACCAATAAACTCTATATCATCATCCCCACGTACTGCTGCGTGATCCATACTTAAAAACTCAGCATCAGCTATATGTATTTTTGCAAATGAACCAGTTGATACTGATGATCCGCTTATAAGAGTTGCAGTTCCATCTGAAAAAACACCAGTCGAAATACCAGTTAAATTACTTCCATCTCCAACAAATCCACCAGACGCAGATACGACACCAGATGCTGTAATGCTACCTATAAATTTATGTGTGTCATCTGCTGTATCACCGAATATAGTTGATCCACTACTAAATGATGTTGTCATATAAGTTACACTTGAACTTACGATATAATTTTGAGCAGTTATGTCACCAGTAAAAGTTGCAGTCGTTCCTATTAACGCACCTGTCATAGTACCACCTGCTTTTGGTAAAGCTGCACCTGCAGTAGTTGTTGTGCTTGTTAGAATTGCATCTCTTGTAGCTATGTCTACTCCGTCAAATGTAGAGTTAGTAGTGATAGCTCCCGTCATTGCGCCACCCGCTTTTGGTAAAGCGGCTGCATCAGTAACTCCTGTTATACCTGAACCATCACCTGAAAATTTTGTTGCTTCTACTTTGCCCCATGATCCTGTTGAAGTAATAGAACCACTTGAGTTACCTTGAACTTCAAGATTTCCAGTAATGACACCGTTTCCAGAATGTGTACCATCCCAATCATTAGCAGGCACACCTGTTAATCCACTTCCATCACCTTGAAAAGCTGTTGCTTTAACTGTAAAACCTGACGCTGTAATTGTCATATTAGACGCGCTTATTACAAATTTTGATGAGGATGCATGGCTATCTACAGTTATTCCTTTCGGATTATGTAGATCATCACCATACAGCGCATTATGTTGCTTTGGCATTTCTTAGGCTCCTGTTATGTCTCTAATAGCTACTTGCTATTATAAAATTATTATTTACGTCAACAACGTACTTTTGATTCAAAAAAGAATCTGAATCACTATCAACGACGGCATTTTCTGCTGTTGTTGGATCTAGACCCGCTGCTGTTGTTTTCTTTACTGCTAAGGTTCTAATTTCTGCTCTTGTTGCAGTTTTTTTAACATCTGCTGATAAGTCTGCTGTTTTAAAGACCTCTAATTCATAATCATCATTTAATTGTAGACGTGCAACCTCTTCAGTACCATCATAGACCCGGATCTTATCTAAGTCGATTGAAATATATTTATTACCAGTAATGAGAGGCATAATTATTCTCCGTTTAAACTATACAAAGATAAATATTAGGAAATATCAAATTATTTTATTCTACTTGTTCTATTATAAATTTAAATTTGGCACCAGTACGTCTATTAATTAAAAATAGATCATTTTCGCCCTCTTGGATTGTCCACTTACCAGTTGTTCCATCAATATCATTTGGGCCTTTTTGTTCATTGGATAACTGAATATCTGCAGTATATAGATTAGCAAATCTTTTTGTATCTGATCCTAAGTCTACTGTTGCGTCTGTTGAAGGTATTACGTCCCCTGTCATACTTAAGGAGCCTGTAAATTGATGTGTATCATCAGAAGTATTACCGAATACTGTAGAACCTGAACTATATGATTGTGTTAAATGTGTTACTGATGATGATACTATATAATTTTCTGCTATTATGTCACCCTGTGTAGTGATATTACCTGTAACACTTAATGTTCCCGCTTTTACTTGTCCAAAAGACCCTACAGAAGATGCGGAACCAGATACGTCGCCTGACGTATATAAAGATGACAGCATTGCACTGCTGCCTGATGTTATAACTTTTTTCCAACTTGGCATTTAATTACTCCTTACGGTTGGTTACTCATGTGAGCCCACTTCCCAATGCAGCCATACATTAGGCCAATAAGACATTTAAAATTTAGTTTTCGTCTTCAACAGTCATTTCAATTTCATCACCCATACCAGATATTTGATACATATTTCTTATCTTACTCAAAACATTAACAGCCTGAGTTAGATATTTTCCTGGTATCATAGATGATTGTATTAGTTTATGTAAAAACTCTAACTCATCTTTATCAAACTTTAAAACATCATCTAGCAGAACTTTGGTCTTGTTCTTCTTACTTATCAAAGCCATATTTTGAAACCCTTTTTAGATATAATTATGTTAACCGACTCTAATCCAAATATCATCTGCTGCTGTGATGTACATTTCACCTTCGCCATAAGAACCAGAAGTAGAATTCGGGTTAGTGGCTTGATCTATGTTTACTGTTCCTACGAATGCTTCTGGAACAACTGTGTTTGATCCTGATGCTTGCACACCTTTTGCTACTGCCCATCTATGTTCTGATGAGTCGCTATAAATAGCAGATCCTGACTTATCAGCTGATCCACTCTGGACAATTAAACCACCATCCCAACTATTACCTGCAGATCCTGTTCCTGCAAAAATAAAGTTATCTTCAACAAGAAGATTCTGTGTATCCAGCGTTGTTGTAGTACCGCTAACAGTTAAGTCACCAGTAATTGTTAAGTCTTGAAAAGTAGGTGTTGCAGCGACCAGTTCAGAAAAATTAACTGACAAAGCTGCACCACTTAAAGCGATACCTGAACCTGCTACATCAGCATGAAATTGATTTCCTGTTAAAGTGCTATTAGCTACTTTTTCTTTTGTTACTTGTAAATTGGCTATAGCTGCTGTCTCTATAGCATCATTAGCAAGATGTTCAGTATCAACTTGATCATCAGCTATTTTAGCACTTGTTATTGCGTCTGCAGCTAGTTTATCTGTTGTTACTTGTAAATCGCGTATATGTATTGTGTCTATTGAGAGGTCTACGTATTGATCACTATCAATAGAATTAACACTCATATGTGCTAAATCTACTGAGGCAGCTGCTAATTGAGCAGAATCAATAGCATCATCAGCCATCAAAGCATTAGTTATTTGATCATTACCAATATGGGCAGTGTCTATTGACGCATTTGTAATATGTTCACTATTAACAGCATCATCAGCTAATTTTGTGCCATCAATAGCATCATTTGCTATCATACTTGTTTCTACTGATGTTCCCTGAATTGTTGCTACTCCACCTGCTGCTATATGTACATCCCCACCAGTTACATTTGCAAATATACTATCTTCTAAATTACTAAATGTGATAGATTTTTCAGTTCCATTATCAGATACCTGGAATTTATCTTGTGTCTGATGTAATGTTGCTGCTCCGTATGGATCTAATGCATCAATATCTTGCGCTACACCTGTTAATCCTGAGCCATCACCAACAAATTTTGTTGCTTCTACTCTACCAAATGAACCAGTTGAGTGGATTGATCCTGAGATCTTTGTACCAACACCGCCTGTACTGAGAAGATTTCCGGAAATTGATTGAGCACCAGTTACTGTAAATGTGCTTCCGTCATGAGTTAAGGTAGCTTCTGCATTTACTGCTGATGAACCGTTGGAAGTTAGTATTCTATCTGACGTTCCACCGTTTGTATAAGTAGAAATTGCTGCAGATGTTAAATTTGTTATTCCTGAACCATCACCTTGAAGTAATCCAAATGAACCAGTTGAGTTGATTGATCCTGAGATCTTTGTACCAACACCACCTGTACTGACAATATTTCCTGTAGTTGTTACTGTACCAAATGAAGCTGCACTTGCTGCACCTAATCCTAATGATGTTGCTGCTGTATCACCACTTTCAGCTACAAAATTACTACCATCACCAACAATAAAATTACCATTAGTTTTAGCTAAAGCAGCTATATCAGTTAAATCAGCGTCGTATGCTTGCACATTTGTTCCGATTACTAATCCTAAATTTGTTCTGGCGCCCGCCTGAGATGATGCTCCAGTACCTCCATGTAAAACTGCTAAGTCTGTGTCAAGTACTACGCTAGCTAGTTCCGGTGCTGAACCACTTACGATTACCTTTTTCCAATTTGCCATTTTTATTCTCCTCTAAGAATGGGATTCAAAGAACACAGATCTTCTGATTCGATGAATATATTAATTCTGTTATAAATATTGAAGCAATGAATTATTAATTTACTTAAATGCATTATTCATGCCCTAAATACCACTCATTGCTTCCGGAGTAAAACATTCCGCCTGCAACAGCGTTTGGTGTAACATTCAATGGGCTAAATACAACAACCTTGCTGTCTACTTTAAATACCAATTCATCGGAACCATTATATATTTCTAATTCTGGCGGTGTGCCAGACTTAAATAAAAAGCTAGAACCTGTTAACTCATTTATTCCACTATTCTCGTTCCATACAGTACTACCATAGTTAAAATCAGTATTCACAGTCAATGTGTCTATTTGTAGTGATCCGGTAATCGGTGCTGATGTTGTAAGAATTGATTCTACAGTTTTTGTTCCATCTTCTTTAAGGAAATATAATTTGCCATCTTTTGTATTAACAGCTAATTCTCCTAGAGACATAGAACCTGTATCTGGAACTTTGTCCGCGATTGCAGACCTCTTAAGCTTAACAGTCTGTGCCATTATATAATAGCTCTCCTAAGTTGAATGGGTATATACCCAAAGTAATGTTTTTGTAAGGCTATATAGCCTCTTAATTAAATATGAAAATTACTAAAAAGAACCACCATCGATTACAACATTTGATACAACTGACTGTCCTGCAACTTCTATATAACCAAATGAGCCAGTTGTAGCAGCTGTTATAGCACCATCTAATAAAATGCTACCCGTAAATTGGTGAGTATCATCAGCTGAGTCACCAAATTGTGTTGATCCACTTTGAAAAATAACAGACGAGGTAATATATTGTGTATAAAATTCTTTAGCTGTAATACTACCTGCAACCTCTAAATCACCTGATAAATTTATATTTGAAGCAGAGATATATGATGCTGATAATGATGTAAATACGGGATTGTCTGATATCCCTATTGTTTCGGTGACTGATGTTGTGCCATCATAATATATGTTGTTAAAAACTAAATTATTTCCAGGTTGTAATGTTAAAACTTCCATACTACCAGTTCCAGTACCACCTCCAGAACTTTCTGATGATCCGCCTCCGCCTCCCATAATAGTTGTTGTCCCTGTGCCTACAATTCCTGGATCAGGTGTTACTATTGTAGAATCTACATTCTCATTCATCACCATCTGTGTTGGTGTAATGAATTGTTGTGTTGTGTCTGCTGTTGGTGGATATGAATCAGGTAGCAAATATCCATTTAATGTTACAGAAAAATTTGTCTTTATATTCCTTCTATTTTCTTCAAACTCACTAGCATCATCAAAGCTATCTATTGTTGCCCTAAATCTAAACTTACCTGTCTCACCCCAATATGACCCCTCTGACCAATTAATTTTTTCAATAATACCATTCATTTGATCTGTAAAACTTGTCCATATTGTAAAGTCATAACTTAAAACAACATAGTCAGGCACAGCAACAGAGTACATTTCTTTTTTTGGTATTGTTCCCTTTGTTGCAGAAAATTTATCATAACGGTTTACCTTGCTATAATTAGATTGAAAAATATGATGTAATTTTGGATTTGTAGGATCTAGTTTGTCAACTGGGACTGTTGTATCTTTTGTCATAGATGTTCTTCTAAAAACTATAACAGGACAAATAATTTTTCTTTTTTTATCCCTTACAAATCCTTGACGCTGTATTGCATACCACTTCTCAGGATTTGCATACATTATTGGTACCTTAACTTGCTCACCTGCCTCTTTAATATCCGGCTTTATTATATTATTAAAATACCAATGAAGGGCAGAATCTATATCTAGTAAACCAACAGATAAGCCACGAATCTTATCACCAATTCTTGATATTTCTCTGCCTCTGTTTATTTTATCAGCTGCTGTCTGTCTGTTTGCTGGTACTAATTTTGGCATTATAATGATTGATTTGTTACGACATCACCAACTATGATTGTCTTTTTTGTGAGTGATTTTTGTGTTGTAACAATTTTATCAAAGTGTGCAGGTACTAAATAGCCTTTTAGTGTCACTGAGAAATTTGTCTTTATATTTCTCTGTGTTTCATCATATTCACTTGCATCTTCAAAACTATCTATTGTTGCCATGAATCTAAATTTTCCGGGTTCTCCCCAATACGATCCTTCTGACCAGTTGATTTTTTCAACTATGGAATTTTGTTGATCAGTAAATGCTGTCCATACAGTAAAATCATAACTTAGCGTTATATAATCAGGGACAGCAATACTATGTAATTCTTTCTTTGGTATTATTCCTCTTGTAGCAGAAAAATTATCATAGCGATTTTCATTTGTGTAACGAGACTCAAATGTTTGATGAAGCTTTGGGTTTGAAGGGTCTAGCTTATCAACAGGCATGCTAGCATCCTTAGCAAAACTAGTTCTTCTAAATGCTATTGCAGGTGTGATAATTTTTCTTTTTATGTCTCTAATCCATCCATCTTTCTTGATTGACTTCCATCTTTCAGAATTTGCATATATTACAGGAACCTCAACTTGTTCACCTGCCTCCTTAATCATGGGCTTTATAACATTTTTAAAATAATAAAATAATGCAGAATCGATTTCTAAAAGACCGATTGAAAAGTTTGAAGTTTTATCTTTTAATCTAGAGACGTCCTCCCCTCTATTTCTTTTATCTGCATCTGATTGTATATTTGCAGGGATAATCTTAGCCATAATTAACCCCTTATTCTTTGAATATTAACTCTAGATTGCTCTGATAAGAATGCTGTCACAACAACAGAATGATTTTGATTGGCTTGCCCACCTACTAATTGGTTCTCATTAATAGAATTTATTTCCCAATAAGTATAGTTCCAGTCTATTACATCCCCTAAGTCAGGAACAAAATCTCCGGAATCTATTAATGATTGTCTAAGAAATGAAAATGTTGCATTTTGATTTGAATCTGGTCCAAACTCTGATGTTTCAAAATCAAAATCTTCTGCTTCTATAAGACATGCTAATTTAACACCGTTTTGATATGATCTTCCTTGAGATGCTTCACCATAAAAATTGGTTTCTGTTTCATAAACAGAGACTTTATAAATTACGACTTCTTGATTTATAACGCCTGTTTTATTATTTACAGGGTCCCCTAAAAGCTCTTTATTAATTGTATCAAAGAAATTTAAATCTCTTGATCTGATAAATCTTCCGGCCATTGGTTTATCCTACATAAATATTAAGTGGTACTTTGTTAAGTTTTTCTTGTAGTCGCATACTTTCTTCACTATCTGTTTCCATTAGTACACGTCTGCTAGTTTGTTCTAGTGTTTCTCTTAATTCTGAGATGAGTATTTCTTTATCTGACGCTGCCTCTGATCTGAGTGTCTCGCCATCCATTGTAAATTCAGAACCAGGTATGGGTATTGACCCAAACTTACTTCTAATATTACCTAAAAGCTCTTTACATAACACTAATCCATATTTTCTAATCCACTGTTTACCTACATCATTGATAAATTGATACTCCATATTATCATAGGGTGCATTAGAATAGTCTGAAATTACATTTGGTTGCTCACCGCTTCCTGTTACTAGTGTATTACTTCTTTCAGACGTTAGTATATAGTCAAAATATAATTTGTGATTTGTGGTTGGCTTAGGAAATAGTCTTAATTTGTTATTAACTAGTGTAAATGAATATTGAGATTTTCTTACCATGTCATTAAATTCTATAGATTGTATTCTCAATAAATCTTCAAATACTGGCATTAGAGTAAAAGATACACCAGGTGAATAATCACCGAAGCCAAATGATTGAAGAAAATTTGCAGTATTAAATCCTGTGGTTGCGTAAGGATCATAATATTTGTTTACTGCTGGTGTGCTATCATGGTAAACTTTCTTAATTTCCATAGCAGCACCTGATTCAGATGCAGCGCCATATAAAGCATTAAGATCATATTCTTGTGTACCGGATATTGCACTAATACTTCCTTTTTTCCAGTCAACAAAACCTCCGGCTCCTGCTTCAGTTCCGTATTGTTGGCTTAAGAATATAGTCCTGCCAAGTGTTGGCGTTACTTTTTTACCAGATAAATTTGAGCCTGTTGATTGTCCTTGTAAGTGCAGTAGATTATCTCTTATATTAAACTGATTAACTTGAGCGCTATATTCAGTAACTGCTTCTTCAAAACAGGCGTAAAAAGATCCAGATTGCATTTCAATGTCGACAATAGGGTAGCCTAGCCTTCTTGCAGACCAGTCTGCGAACTTATCTATTGATGTTGCATAGTCACTATCAGTATCATAAAACCCATAAGGAGTGTTACCTGCTGAAAATGAACTACTTCCTTGCCATATTGGTACAGCCATATTTTATTCTCCAATTAGAAATATTTCTTTCCTTTTATAAATATCAAAGAAATCATAATAGTATAACGAAATAAAAAAGGGGCTCAAAAAGAGCCCCTTTAATAGATTGCAAATAAGACTAGTTGTTAAACTTGATCTGTATTTGCGACGTTTACTAAGCCATAGAACTCTGGTCTTACCATTTTCTTAGCATAGCGCGTCATTACACCACGACGTGGAGTAAAGTTGGTTGGATCATAAACAACCGGTGTCAAGATCATAGGCACGTAAGGTGCATATACAGCGCCAGTTTCTAAGAACTGAGCACCCCTGAATCCCAAGAGGATTTGATCATCTTGTAGATAAGGGTTCTTGTACACGTTAAATCGGTTTGTTAGTGAACCAATCTTTTGAACGCCCATTGCGTAAGATTTGGTTACGTCTGCATCAGAATCTGTAGAAAATCCAGGAATTACTTCAAGGATAGTAGCAACTTCAGGACTTACGACCATAAAGTTTGCGCCACCACGAAGAGTTTTCTTGTGGATTGCGTTAGAAACTGACTGACACTTATGACCAAGGGTCTGATACCAGTCGCCTTTAGTGTAAGCATTTGAACCAGCTGATACTTCAATAAATGAATTGGTACCAGATTGATATTCAAATCCTACTTTTGCACTCCAGTTTTCAGTCTTAGCTGAAGCATTTTGTTTCAACATGTCAACGATTTCCATATCAATTTCCATTGATACGTACTCAGACAACATAGAAGTCAATTCTGCTTCTGCATCCACAGCGTGGTATGCATTAAGATCTTGAGCAAGCTCAGGAGTCCAGATAGCTTTCAGTTTGCGAGTCTTTGCAGTAATCGCAACAGATTTCATCTGGATGTCTACTTCTGGAATACCAGCATTCTTTTCTTCAGGATTAGATCCTTCAGATTCAGATACTGCTTCAAAGTCACCACGAGTGGTGTCTGTTGGAGCTAAATGATACCAAAGATGCCATTCACTGCTAGCAGCGTTACCACCACCAGCACCTGAACCAGATACAATCATAGTGACTGTATTTCCGGAAACAGATGTAAATGCAGGGTAAATTGCATGAACATTTGAGCCAGTTATAGCCCATGCTCTTGCACCATCTTTATCAGAACCCGTGGGTGCATCAAAAGTGATCTTTTTTAAGAGACCGGCTGCTGCCGATGCACTTAATGCAGTATCATGACGTACGTCTGCAACAGATGCTGTTGCGAACGTTTCATTCGCTGTGGTTGTTTCTTGATCATTGATCGAGTAACCCCACTTGCCGCCGCCATAAAAGCCGCCAGCTGGATCGCCAGATGAGGAAGTATTACCGTGAAGATCTGAATCTTTCGCGTGTAATTTTCCGCCTTGCATAGTTGAACCATACTTGAAGTCTAGATAAAAAATCAGACCAGACGGTAGGTTCATAGGTTGTACAGATACAAATTCCTGCGCAGAAAGTTCAGCGAAAATTCTACGAACCAATGGAAGGGCTACGCCACTCCACTGTTCTTGATTTGCATTTTGTCCTGCTTGTGAAGCTTCATCGATAAGCTGTTTTGCTTGGTTTTCAAGCAATACTGCCATACCTGATGTTTCACTCTCATTTGCCATTCCTTCGAGTAAGCCTGTCGGCGCCCATTTGGTGACCAATTTGCGAGAGGATGATAAAAGCTCATTATGCGGATTGTACCCACCCATTACGTCTTTGAGTTGTGAATTGTAATTAGACACAATGTTTCTCCTTTAAATAATGTTAGCTAATTTCTTCATGCGGGTTTTAAAATCCACATGTTCACCGATGATAGTTTGTCTACCTTTGGTAGAAGCTACAGGTTTTGAAGCTTGACTCTTTGTACGAGCTGATTCATTAACAGGTTTACGTTTCATAGATTCAGCAAATGTAGTATAAACAAGTTTAACTTCGCGTACGTTAGCAGCTCTGTCAAATTGTTCAATAACTTTCATTTTCTGTTCTTGTGAAACATTTCTGCTTCTAAATAGCTTATTCGTATAAAGAAGTTTTGCGTTAAGAAGATTTACTTCTGACAACTTTTCCTTCAAATACTGTACTGTTTGCTTATACTCTGCGAGTTCAGCGTGTACGGATTCTTCAGGTTCAGCCATAGGAGCTTCCTCTTCTTCTTCTTCTTCATCACCTTCTTCAGATAATGCTTTGATAATTGCTTCAAGATCAAGTTCTTCTTCAGCGGGCTCTTCATCAGCAGGTTCTTCAGGGGCAGGAGCTTCGGGAGCTTCTTCCTCTTCTTCACCTTCTTCTTCCATTGCCATTTCAGCTTCGAGTTCACGTAGTACTTCTTCAAGATCTACGTCATCGCCAGCCATTGCTTCAGGTTCTTCTTCTTCTTCGTCTTCCATATCAGGGACAGGAGCTTCTTCTTCTCCGTCTTCTTCACTGAAAGGGTTAGAGTTTTCACCTACAGCTTGATCAGGCGCCTCTTCAGCTTCATCATCTTCATCGCCTTGAGCAGAAGGTGAACCTTCTTCTTCAGGGCCTTGACCATCGTCATCATTAGATTTGTCACTTGGCTTCTTGTTATCAGCTTTACCAATATCTGAACTGTCCATTTCTTCTTCTACGGAATCATCCGCAGCAAATGGGTCAGCTTCATCACCGGCTTCATCGCCGGCATCGGCTTCCTCTTCCTCGTTTTCCATTTCAGCTTGTAGCTTTTTGGAAAGCATTGATTTCAGATGAGGTGTAAAGGCTTCTTCGAGGGCTAGTTTTGCATTTGCTAGCGCAGTTTCGCGTACAGCTTTTGCGTCAGCAATTGCTTCTTGTAATAGTTTATCCATTTGGATTCTCCTCTTAGAGGTTTACATTTGTATAGTTATTAAGGAACTATAATCAGAGTTGATTAATTCGAAACACTCAACGAATGTGAGTGCATTTATATTTTTTATAAATATACCTAATATATTTTAAAGTTCAGCTTTTTTTGAACGAATTTGAGCACGACGTCTTGCCTTAGCATTCCTATCTCGTTTTATTGCTGAAGGTTTTAGATAAAATTGTCTTTGTTGTAACTCATGCAGTATTCCTGCATCTTTAACTTTACGTTTAAATTTACGTAACGCCCATTCTATTTTGTTATCTATAACCTTGATTTGTATTGCCATTTATTCCTCTTCTTTTTTGTCGTCATGTTGCCTATATGATTTACTTTCTTCCGCATCATTTATTGCAAAGTAACGATTTAGAATTGTACCCATATCTTCATATAAGGCAGCCATTCTATCTTGTAATGCTTGAGCTTCAGTTGCAATTTTAGAAAATGATCCCGCCTGTTTTTTAAGATCATTCATATTTCTTTGTACAGTCACTCTATCAAACCATTCAGAAGCTTCTTCTACAACATGTTTTTGTGATGCCTCTGCTATTTCTTTAAAAATATGACCAACTTCTGCTAAATTATGTTTTTTATAAATTGACGGACCATAAGTCTGGAATTCTGCTACAGTTTTAATAAGATCTTCCCTGTTCATAAGCTTATTAGCATCTTCTTTAGCTACAAGATCTTTAGCCATTTGCAATAATTTTGTACCTTGAGAGCCTTTCATATCCCCTATTGCTTCCATAGGAACTATGCCCCCGATACCGATACTTTCGTTTAATATATCTTTTAATTTTGTGCTCTTTGCCATCTTATTTTCCTATTAAAATGTTTCTTATATCAGACTCAACATTTGCCCATTTATTAGTGGTAGTTGACGATCCTTTTGATTCATGAACTGGCTGCAGAAATGCGCCATGTGTTGAAGGATTAGAGACAAAATCAAATGCGATTAATTCAAAATCGTTTTGGACCTCGTCTTCATTTCCTTCCTGCTTAATTGACCCTAAGCCTCTAGAGCTTATACCTAATTTAATACCTGATTTAAATAATTCTCTTAAAATATTGCCTGCTGGTGTGCTAAGTACTTCAACAGTACCTACTAAATCATTATTTTTCCAATGCATCTCTAAAATATTGTGCGAAACATTTTGTAAATTAACAACAGAGCTGTCGGGATGATCTAACTCGCCCATTGCTCTACGTTCTTTGATAAATTCAGACGTATATTTATTAGCTTCTCTCATTAAAATTTCTTTAGGGTATATTCTACCATTTTGATTTTTTGCTTCTGCTCTTTGCAAAACACCATTAACAATTAATCTTCCACCATTTTTGGCTGATGATTCATTAATATCACTTCTAGAAAAGTTAAAAGGGATTGTATCTACTAAAAGTTGCTTCATTATACTAAGTCCTTTATTCTTGTTGATAATCTTATTAATTTTTCTGAAATTTTGTTAAGTGCTACTTTTGTTCTTTCCATATAGCTACCAGATTCAAATTGCATTTCATTTTTTAGTTTAACATTATACTTTACTGCCTTGTCAATCAAAGAAATACTATCTCTTATAGCTACCATTGATTTAGCGATCTTTTGCTTGGTAGATAACTCTTCATTATTACGCCATTGATAATAATTTTCTTTAACTACTGCCATTCCATTAGATAATTTTAATTCTTCCTCATCCTTCTCATCATCACTAAATGCGTGTGGTGTAGAATACTCCCCGCCAGCACTGGCAGCTGTATTCATTTCCTCAATTTCTTGTTGAATAATTTTTCTAATGAGTTCTACTAATTTTTTATTTTGTTGCATAATGTACATCCTCTAGAAGTTGATAAAATCTCATTAATTTTAAAACATTATAAGTATGTTGCTTAGTACTATATTTGATACCTTCTATTAATTTAATACACTCTTTAATTTTTATCTTTACTACTTTATCATCAATAGTTGGTAAGGATTTTTTTAAATTAAAAGAAATACCTTTAAAGCTTGATTGTAAGAAATCATTTAGGCCATTTGTATTTGAAATATTATTAATATACTCTCTTAAAACATCTTTTTGATTCTTAGAAAGTGATTTATATTTTTGATTAAACTTTTCAATTAAAATTTTGTAAGTTATACTACGTAAATCTTTATTTTCACGACGTAATGCCATCATTAATTCTGTCTCTTTTGTCTTTTTATCAGACGTCATATTCTCTACAATAGTGTAGTGATTTTTAGAAAGAATTACAGGATTACTATAGTCTTCATTCAAGACATTGTTTACTGCTGCTAAAATTCTATAGTTGCCTACACGAGATTTAAAAAATTCATTCATATCAAAACATTCTTTAATGCTCTTAATGAGATTGTATTTTTCCAATTTAAGCTTACTTTGATTTATAACTTTACTGTAAGCTTTTACTGTTGTCTCGATTAAATGTTCAGCTCTTTCTGCTGATTTAAACTTTGATTCAATAAGCACATTAAAAAGCTTATTTTCTTTAAAAAGTTCTGACCCTTTATGAAAGTTCTTTTGCAATATTTCAGTTGCTAAAGAAGAGGGTACATTATTCAAAATGTCCACTGTTATTTGTCTTGTAAGTAACTCAAATAAAAGACCTGTATTTCTATATTTAGAATGTTTCATTTATACCCTATGCTAAATTATCATCTATAAATATAAATTTATTTCTTTTTTGTTTTAGTCTTTTTATCATTAAACTCCTCTTCAATCTTATCAACTTCTGTGATCATTTGTTTTTCTTTATCACCATAATGTGATTTTAGCTTATTAAAGTGTGATAGTGCTAATGGGCTTTTTCTATACTTGTGTCTTATTTTGTTAGACTTGCTAGGCTTTCTTACATTTGCGTAATCATGTTTACCAAGTACATCACGGACACCACCAAGCCTACTTCTGTCTTCCTGATCTCTTCTAGCAGACTTCTTTTTCATTACTTTTTTTCTTGACTTATAGTCCTCTTCCTCATCAAACATTGCGCCAGTAGGAACACCCTCATCACCTGTTTGATCTAAATTGCCTGGTGTCCCTTCAGGTGCCATTGCAGTTGCCATATCATAAGGCGTTCCAATAGCTTGACCTGACTGTACAGGATCATTGCCTTCCATTTCAATTTGTGAAAGCCTAAAGGTTTGTTTTTTATCAGCTATTACTTCTAGATCAAGCTTTGCAACTTCTTCATCAGAAAATAAGAAGATATTATCATACACCCATTGTGAAGAAACTAATCCAGCCGTTGCCATGCTATCTGCTAGCGTAGCTTTCTTTTCCCATAAATCTAATCTTTCATGCTCATAAATTGTAGATGGGTTTGTTAGTATTAAATCAAAGTCTACTAATCCAGAATCAGTGAAACCTTGTGAATAGAGGTGTGCTACAGCTATTTTTGTGAGCTCACTAACAACAATTCTTTGAATTCGTTCTATAGTACGAGCAAATCTAACATCTTCAGCAGCCAATGTAGCTTTAGATCCAACTTGTTCTTCATAACCTAAGAATGCTTTCGGAATTTTAAGTGCTGCTAAAAGTTTATTTCTTAAATACTCAATATCTTCTACTGCTTCATAAGTTAGCCCTGGTAAAGATTCTATTGCTGTCCCACTATCACCACCACGTACTGGTAAATAGAAATCTTCAGTAAGATTTTGCATATTATACTGTAAATTATAGTCACCTGTTGTTTCATCTACAACTGGAGCCTTTTTCATCTTATCGATGATCCTTTTCATGTATGTATCTACTTCACTTGGTGGTAAATTTCCAATATCAATCTTAAATATTCTTTTTTCAGGAGCTCTCATGATTCTATGGATCAACATAGCGTCTTCCATAAGACTTAATTGTTTCCAAGTCTTTCTACCACCCTCTATCATTGACTTGCCGTATGGCAGATAGTTTGAATCTGACAACATTCTAAAATGTGCTATCTCAAAATTTTCAAATTCTGTTCTGGGTGCATTTCCTGCTGCATTTCTCGGATCTGTTGTATCTAATATGTATTTTACTTCTTGAGGATTTTCAGGATTCCATCCTTCAATTCTAGATACATCATACGGAGACAACGGTTCTACATTAATAACTCCCCATTTTTCTTGTACATTTAAATGCAGATAAAGATCACCATATTTTACTAAATTTCTAACCCACGGCCATAAGTTAAATTCTATATTCAGTATGTCATAAAAAAGATTGTGTAGAATATCTTTTATTTGATTATTATTACTTTTAATTTCAAGTACATTACCATACTCTGACTTCATTGTTGATTCGTCTGCGTACACATCCATTGCTGAAGAAATAATTGAATCATCATCCATAGCTTCATAGTCTCTAAACAATGATATTCTTTGAGCTTTAGCTAGCTCTCCTGAATACCCCATATAGCCACCGTAGCCTGCTGTTGTAGAAAACATTCGAGTGTAACGATCCATTAATTTCCTGGATCCTATTTGCATCTTGTCTGTATCTACAATTTTTAACTTTTTTCCGCCAACGTTTCTTACAATAACGTTAGTAGAAAATAATCGTCTAATTCTATCAAAAAATGTATCTTGTTTTGCCATTTTACTCTTTACCTATTAACCAAGTTAGTGATTCTTTTTTATCGCCCACAGGCATCTTCCAGCCCCAGTCTTCTGTTTCTTCAACTTTGTATACACCAGCATTGCCACCTATTTTTTCCATTGACTCTCTTGTCATTCTCATATTTTCATCATGAAGTCTCAGTGCTGTTTCCCTTATCCAGAGACCGATAGCCATACTCATAACTAAGTCATCATTATACCCTTTTAAAGCTTCCGGTTTCCCATTATTAAATATAAATACAAATAATTCCTCTATCAATCTAATGGAATTTATTTTTAATTCTTTTTCTCTAACAAAATGAGCTAGTTTTTCTATAATAAGAGGCCTACTTTTTAGTGATGTTGTGAAGCCTGGAACCATTTGTTTGTTTTCATTTTTATATTTGTTCGTATACTGCCTATTAACATCTACATATCGTAAATCTTTCTTCATCCAGAATAAATTTCTATAATCTCTATCTATTATTATCTGTAATACTGCCCAACCAACATTATTGTTCTCAACAACCATCAATGCATCATTATATTCTGTTGCTACTGACATTAATATTCCAGCGAATCTTGTTGTGCCTTCTTTTGACTTATATTCTGCAACTTGTTCAAGTGTTTCTAAGTCTAATACATGAAAAGCGGAATAATCAGCACCATCTCCACGAGCAACATCAGCGCTAAGTATGTACCTTTTGTTTAAAACAGGCTGTGACCATATCCACATTGCGTTATCATATCGTTTTTCAATTGGTTTTTGTATAAAATTGTCCTGATACTCTTTTAAAATTACGCCAGGGATTACAGATTGACCTGATGTAATAAAGTCACAGTCACACTCTTGTGCTGCCATATCAGGACCCAATAATGAATTTTGTTCATCTCTCCATGTTTGTCCTCTATTCGGATGAACAGTCCAGTGTAATTTTATAAAATTAAAGCTATTGGCACCTGTCTCAGCATCTGACCATGTCTTATGGAACCAGTTTCCCATACCATTTGGTGTAGATAAAGCAATACATTTACCACCTGTAGCTAGTGTTTGTTGTGCTGCAGCCCATATTTCATCAATATTTTTGATAAATGCTGCTTCGTCTATAATCAATAATGACAATGCCTCAGAACGGCCTGCTTCACC